AAGGATCTTTCCCGATTAGGGCGAAATTCTATTGACACAGGTTATTATATCGAACAGTATTTCCATGCTCATAATGTTCGCTTCATTGCTGTTACGGATCAGTTTGACACAGCGGATTCCGGAAATCTTCATGGTGGTATCATGCTGCCTTTGAAAAATATGATCAATGAAGCCTATGCTCTGGACATTGGACGAAAAATCAAAGCACAGGCGCGGCAGGCTATGAAAGATGGCGACTATATTGGTGCACGGGCGCCTTACGGTTACAGGAAAGACCCGGATAATTGCCATAAACTTCTGATTGATGAAAATACTGCCCCTGTGGTAAAACAGATTTTTGAATGGGCACATGAGCATGTGGCACTGAACCGGATTGTCCGCAATCTAAATGAGATGGGAATTCCGGCACCGAGCCATTATAAAAAGACCACTGGCGAGATTACCAGTCCGGGACTGATCGGAAGTGGCAAATGGCAGACCCGCACAGTGATGAAAATCTTAGAAAGCGAAGTTTATACAGGCGATCTGGTGCAAGGAAAAACAAAGATTGTAGATCATCAGCAGGTCAAGGCTGGAGAAGATAATCTGATTATTGCAAAATGCACCCATGAACCGATCATCAGCCATGAGTTGTTTAATGCAGTTCAGGAATACAGAAAACAGATCTGTGAAGAAAGCAAAGCAACTCCAAAACGTCCCTACACACCAAACATTTTCAAAGGTAAAGTGTTCTGTGCTGATTGTGGCAGAAGCCTTCACAGGCAACGCGCCGAGCGCCGGAAAGGACCCGACACTTACTGGTTCCACTGCCTTACAAACAGCCGGGTAGAAAAAGATAGCTGCAAAGGTGCGATGATACAAGAGAAAGAACTGATTTCTACTGTTACGGCTAGTCCTTTAGTGTTTCATCTTTATTTTCTTAAAAGTATTATAGATAAAACACCAAGAACACAAAGAACACAAAGAACACAAAGAACACCTAGAACAGCACGAACAATTATCACTGTATATAGTGAATTATAAAACTTCTTCCTGATTTTGTTCTTTCAATCTTTCCTTCTTTTCTTAAAGAATACACTATTTCTTTAACAGCATCTTGGTCTTCTGTATTAAATAATTTCCAAAATTCTGATTGAAGTATGTTGTCATTTTCAATGAGTGCCTGAACAACAGTAGGTTTCATTTCTTGGATTTTCCTTTGAAGTTCTAAAATATGATTTTGCTTATTTTCATAATCTTTTTGAAGATTGTCAAAATTTGATTCTAATTCATTCAGTTCATCACATCTTTTTGAAATATAATCATTAGTTGTCAAAATATTATGAAACCAAAAATCAAAGCATTCACCTTTTTCTTCACACAGTTTTTCACAATCCTTCAAATATATAACAAATGATTTTAAGGCAGGTCTTAATTTTTTTGGTGATTTTCCAAGGGCATTACACCATGAATTCAAGAAATAGGAGTATTCATTTTCAATTTTATTTAAGAAATCTTTATTTGCATATATCCATCCCCAAGGAAGTTCACCATTTTCATCTAAATGATTTAACATATCATGATTTGGTTCTTTCTTCTTTTTCTTAAAAAGATTCAGCATATCATCACATCCCTTCTTAGAATTTCTGTCTGTTTTCAATGACCCTTCCAATGATTTGAACAGGCTTTTCAATAATGTCCTTGTTGGAAAAGTACATTGGTGCATATGTAGGATTGAAAGATTGAAGAACAATTCCATCATCCTGTTTCAATAGCTTCTTCACACAAGCACTGTCACCATTAACTTGTGCAATCACAATATCACCTGATTCTGCATCAGACTGTTGTTTGACAATTAGAACATCACCTGCTTGCATTCTTGGTGACATGGAATCACCTTTGACCTGAAGACCAAAGAATTCACCTGTCTGTGCAAGTCTGAATGGTATTTCTTCCCAATCCAATACTTCTTCAATAGCTTCAATTGGGATTCCTGCAACTACCTGACCAAGAACAGGAATCCTGCATCCTTTTTCAATCCTTGTTGATTCATCTGATAATGCTTCTGAATTATACTGTGCATCCCACATTGCTTCTTGTTCAGATTTATATTCTGATTCACCTGTCAAATAACTGATTGAAACACCAAAGTAATTTGCAAGTTTGGTCATGGTTGTATTATTTGGTGTGAATGTCTTCCACTTAGATGATGACCCTGCACCAAGACCTGCTTCCCTTTCTAACTGTCTTTTTGAAATCTTTCTTTCCTTACATAATTGGTTGATTCTGTCTATAAATTCCATAGCAATTCCCCTTTCTTAAAAAGTGCAGAATAAATTCAGCGAAAAGTGTTGACAAACTGCTGAAGAACTGCTAATATACATAGTGTCAGGTGCAGAACTAATTCAGCAGACTGATATAAACAAAAGTCGCTTGATGTTTTAAATATATGTTGGTGGTACTTCATATGATAGAATATCTTCAGCAATTTGTCAATATTTTATGCTGAATTTTTACGCACTTGCTGAATAAATTATGAAAGGTAGGTGAAAATGATGTCAGAATTTGAAAAGCAGGTCAGACATGCATTGATTGATAGGGATATGACAATGACAGACCTTGCAAATGAATTAGGAATCACAATTTCTTATGTATCTGATTTACTGAAAGGTAAAAGAACCAATCAGGAACAGCTTCAGAGAATTAAAGAGTTCCTTGAAATCACTGACACAGAAGATTATGAAGAATAGAATATCAGTTTCAGAAGTTGCAGAACTGATGAATGTGTCAGAACAGTTCATCAGGATAGGTCTTCAGAAGGGAATCTTCCCTTTTGGTTATGCAGTCAAGATGTCAACACAATGGACTTATTACATTAGTCCACAAAAATTCACAGAACACACAGGAATTACTGTGTCATAGAAAGGAGAACATTATGGAAGGTTATAAAGTTTTTGAACCTGATTGGACATGCAGGGGATTTCAATATGAAGTAGGAAAGACATTTGAAGAAGATGTCACACCTTCTTGTTGCAACAGAGGATTTCATTTTTGCAAAGAATTAAAGGACTGCTTCAATTATTATCCATTCAATCCTGACAACAAAGTTGCAAAGGTCATTGCATTGGGTGAAATTGATGAAGAATCAGATGATAGCAAATGTTGCACCAACAAGATTCAGATTGTTGAAGAAATCAGTTGGGAAGATGTTTTAAGAATGGTCAACCTTGGAAAAGGAAACGCAGGTCTTTGCAACAGCGGTAATCGCAACAGCGGTAATTGGAACAGCGGTGATTGCAACAGCGGTGATTGCAACAGCGGTAATCGCAACAGCGGTAATCGCAACAGCGGTAATTGGAACAGCGGTAATCGCAACAGCGGTAATCGCAACAGCGGTAATTGGAACAGCGGTGATTGCAACAGCGGTGATTGCAACAGCGGTGATTGGAACAAGACTAACTTTTCCAATGGATGCTTCAACACAGAAGAACCAAAAATCTTCTTATTCAACAAACCTTCAGATTGGACTTATCGTGATTGGTTAAATTCAAATGCAAGATATCTGTTGAATCAGATTCCAAGAAATGTTGTTGATTGGATTTGGTCAGATGACATGACTGATGAAGAAAAAGAACAGCATCCTGAATATGAAGTTGTTGGTGGTTACTTAAAGATCAGTTTTAATACGGAGGATGTGGAAGAAAATAATCTCACTGCAGAAAAGGTACAGCAGCTGTGTCTGAAATATGCTCGATTTTTCCGCTGTTTTCGGTTACGCAAACGTTAATTGTTTGGAACAACAGAATGCATATCAAACCCCAGGAACTTTGTGTTTCTGGGGTTTTTTAATAAAAGACAGGATAAAACAACTGTAGTTTTATCCTGTCTTTGAATGGAATTATTTGTTTGTGCTGTCTGCATCAATTACAGACTGAATCTGTTTCATCAAAGTATCATAGTTATCTTGATTATCAATTCCGCCGAGCATCGGATCACCTACAATATTCCCATTTCTATCGACTAGTATTGTTGTAGGAAATGCCATAATATCGGACGCGTATTTACCTGCATCTGAAGAAGAGTCAATGGAAAGATTGCGATATTTAGCACCCTGGTTTTCGAGAATAGTCTTTGCTTCTTTTATAGCAGTTTTGTTTCCGTCGAAGGTTTCAGTGTTGATACCTACAACTTCGCCACCCATTGACTTGATTGCGTCGTTTAATTCGTTAAGTTTAGATAATTCGGCAACACAAGGTTTGCAGCCGGTGAACCAGAAATTGATGACAGTTACTGCATTTTTGGAAAACAGGCTTTCATCAACAGAATTTCCATCATAATCCTGACCAGAGAAATTCTTGAAAGGAGATGCGTCTTTGGAACTGTTTTTCTGATCGGTGTTATCAGATCCTGTATTTTTCTTTTCAATCTCAGCGATCTGTTCCTCGATTTTTCGGATAGTTTCAATATCAGCGGTAAGTGTTTTCAGCTCGTCATCTGTAAAAGACTCCTTGTTTGATTCAATAGTGTCAGCCAGATAATCCGCATAATTTCCATTTGGATCCGCAGCACTTTTACTCA